GTAGTTGCATCATCTTTTATTGATAATGTATGTGCGTTATCTATATTGTAATATCTTGGTATAATATAAATACTATGTGTTGTGTTTCCAGAATCAATGACTATCATACTATAATAACAACATTTTACTATTTTGTACAAAAAAAGACTAATATAATTAAATATTAGCCTTAATTTACACTAAAGTAGGTTAATTATACTGAAATTTGTGTAGCACTTACTATTGCTAAAAATGCTGTTACTGTTGCTGAATCTAATGTTGGTGCAAAACTTGTTTCTTCACCAATAGCAGTTAAATTATAACCGTTAAATTCTCCTTTAGCACCACCTGATAAACCTGTTCCAGAAACTACAACACCATCTTCTAAGCCAACGATTTTATAATTTCCCATTCTATCTTTTACAACACAACCTGGTTGTGCTGCTGCTAATAATTTAATTTCATTTGCAGTATCTTTATCTTGTTTCTTTAATGAAAAAGTTAAAGTTTGATTTACTACTGTTGTACCATCATTTTTAGATGTTACACTTGATTCTTCTAAGTTGTTGTTATCACTCTTTAGATCGTACTGAAATGCGGACACTAGCGCCACATTCATTGCTACCGCCTCTCCCGCCGTTATGGTAAAAGCATCAGTTATTCTATCAAAAAAGTAAACAGTACTTAATCCGCCGACCGCGTCGAGGCACGGTTCTGCCCTTCCTGTTGTTAATACACACGCCATTTTTATTTATTGTATTTTATTGAATACTAAGTGTTTAAATACTGTCATCTAAACACTTAGTTTCAATGTTATTAGTTAACTACTTGATTATCACTAATTTGCCGCATTAACGATTCCGTAAGTGATAATATCACTAACATTTCCGTATTGTACACCATCACCCCATTCCATAACAACATGTACATTATCAGAACCATCTATCATTGATTGGTCTAATAATCTTACGTTTCCACTTAATGCTAAATCTTCAATACCATACCAAAGTACGTTTGAACCTGTTGCAATCATAACATCATCAGATAATCCAGAACACTCAATTAATGGTATTCCTTCAAAGTTAGCTGTTGCTGTTCTTTCGTGAAAAGCATCGTAAGCACCTAATGCTGCTTGTGCAGTAATATAAAATTTCATTGCTGCTGTTGATACTCTAATAGCAAATCCAGGCATATTATAAATAGCGTTTGGAGCAGCTGTTTTAACTTTACCTAATTCAGCAATAATATTTCCTGCTGTTAAAGTTGTTCCAGTCACTTCATTTGCTGCTGGTAAAGCTGCATCTACTGTCAAAAGACCTTCAAGACCTTCAAACTCTCCACCTGTTCCGTTAGTTCCTTGCCATATTACCGTTTCTCTTGATGCTGCAACGTTTGCTGCTGCTAATCCAGCTAAATAAGATTCAAAAGAACCTGTAAATCTACCTGATTTGTACATAGACTGCCAAACTGGTCTGTAAGTCTTTTTACATAATTTCATGTTTACCTCAAACTTTTCAGTTGTAAGAACACGATCCGCTACTGTTAAAGTACCACCTGGAGTAAAGTCACAAGTTGCATCTTGTACAATTCCTGATAAATTTACATTTGGTACATTCCATTTGTAAGGTACATTTTCGATAACTTCTACACCACCATTTGTGATTGTAGTTGGTGCTAATAACGCTGCCGAGATAAATCTACCTGCATCTGCACCTGCATAGTTACTAGAGATTGTTTCAGTAGTAGCTAATTGAATTTTTTTGTTTTCCATTTTAATTTTTGATTTATCCGTTTATAGCGTTCATAACTCTTTCATGAATAGTTCTACCTACCATTACTCTAGGCTTAACTTCATCATGTTGGTTAAGTTTAACACTCTCAACTTCTGGTTGTTTGTTTAATTCGATTTTAAGAGTTTCGTTCTCTTTTGTTAATTCATCTATTTTAGTAGATAATTCTAATTTAACAGCCTCTAGTCTTTCATCTGCTTGTGCTGAAAATTCAGTTTTAACAGTTTCAATAACTTCAGCCATAAATGCTTCTTTGTCAAATTCTTCTACTACTTCAGTAACCGCTTCTGGTTGAACTTCTATGTTCTCAACTTCTGGAGTTTCTTCTTTAGCAGAAAAAAGAGCCTTAACACCATCTAGTACTTCTTGTACTATTGATTTTTTTACTTCTTCATTCATGTTGTTTATATTTGTTTTTAATTGTACTTGTTCCAATCCTAATAAAGCATCTATAGAAAAACCTTTAATTTCTCCATTCTTTACTTTACCCCACATATCTTCGTTTTCAACTTTCATCATCGTTACCCATGTGCCTTTAGGATATGTTTTACCATAATTAGCACTTTTATCTGTTTCTGGGTTTTCAACTGTCCACGCCTCAACAACACTCATACCCTCTAATTTAAGTTCGTGTTCTAAACTAGAATTATTGTTGTTTTGGTTTCTCATAAATGAATGAGCAAGTTTTTCAATTGTTTCTGCTGTGAAAAACATTTCAAACTCATTACCATCTATATTTCTATAAATTCTTTTGTTGGGAATAAGAGCAGCACCAAGTAATAAACGCTTTTCTTCGTTTACTTGTGCTAATTCTATTTTTTGTGGGTGTTCAGCAAGTGCTATCCACATGTCTTCCATTGCTGGATTTTCTACTACTGAAAGTGCGTAAACTCCTTCGTTTTCACCTTCTTTGTAAATTGCCTCATATACTTTCATACATTATAATAACAACTTTTTATTATAGTGTTCAACTTTTTAATAGATAAAATCTATTTTGTTAATTGAATAATGTGTTGTACATTGCACTTGGATTTAGTTGGAATAAATAATTGATTAATAGAATTATGTTAGGGTGTTAAAGGGTCATAATTAGTTTTATGGCTCTTTTTCTTTTTATTAAAAAAATAAGTAACAAAATGACAAGATTTGAAAAGATATTAATAGATAATGGTTATATAAAATACATACTAAATTGTAAAACAATGAAATATGAAATAACAAATAAACACACAATATCTACTATGGTAAATTTAGATCATAGATACATACATAAAACAGATGAAGTTATACTAAAAAAGATAGAACAAGATAAAAGTGTTATGGATGATGATTTTACTTGGGAAGACAGAAAAGGTGTTATTTGTTTTGGTTTGCATGAGGCAGGTAAGCCACCTACGCTTATAAGTCCTAGACCAAAAATAATTGTAAAAAGACAACATTATTTTAATGATGAAAAAATAATTTCGCTAGAAGATGAAAGATTAGATGATTCTATGAATTTATGTTTAAGTATAGAAGAACCAATACAAATATTTAAAGCATTGTTTGATTCTTCTATTTGTTTTAATTATGATTTTACATAAATAGTTTATATACTACTTGTTTCTACTACGTTTCTTTCAAATTCTTGTTGGCTAGTAACGTCACCACCTACGACAAACGCTTGTATTGGTTGCTGTTCTTGGTTTAATGTTTGTGCTAATTGATTTACGCCACTTGTACCAACTACATTAAATGATGGTGCTGCTGTTGCTCCTGCTCCACCACCTCCAGCAAATGAACCAGAACCACCTCCTTTATCATAAGGTACTTTTACTTTTAATATGTTTTTAACTGCTGCAAATCCTGCCAACCCTGTTGCTACTGCTTGTGCTATTGCATAACCTGGTATTGCTGCTCCTGGACTTCCTGCTGCTGCTCTTAATTGTGCCGCTATTGCCGCATAAGTATCTATTAATGCACTTGCTACTGCTAATGCTTTTCCTGCTCCTGTTTGTCTTCCTACTAATTCACTTACTGCATCTAAAGAACCACTAAAACCATCTAATAACATTTGTTTTGCTGCAAATTCTTCTTCTGTTAATTTTACCCTTGCATCTGCATTCGCTTTTTCGTCTTCTGTTTTTCTGTTTTGTATTTCAGCGCTTTTTATTAAACCTTGAACCTCTAAATCTATTTGTTCATTTTGTGCTATTGCAAATTCTTCTGTGCCTTCTCTTAATGCCTCTAATCTTAAAGCGTCTTTTTCTTTTTGTTCGTTGTATGGATCAGCAATACCACCACTTTCTAAAGATGGTCTATATTGTTCATCTATTGCTAGTAAGTCTTGTCTGTATTCTAATTCAACTGCTGTTAGGTCTGTTATTCCTGCTTTCTTTAATTCTAGTAAATCATTCTGGAAACGTTCATCACGTTCTCTTATTTCACGTTGTCTTTCGCCTAATAGAGATAGTTCTGCTTCACGTAATATATCAGCACTTCTATTTTTTTCTTCTTTAGGTATTTTCTCTTTTTTCTCTTTGGCCTCTTTTTCTGGCGTTAATACTTGCTTGTCAATTTTAAGAAGTAAATTATATTGTTTTTCTAACTCCTCGTTTTTATCTGCTAATATTTGCCTTTCTTCTTCATCTATTTTTCCTGATGATTTTGGTATTCCGAATATTTGTTGCCACCATTTAAGTTCCTTTGCTTTTGCTTCTTCTGTTGCAATGGTTAATTTCAAATTCTCTATTGTAGCAAGAATGTTTTTTCTCTTTTCTTCTAAAAGTAATTTTTCTTGTTTTACTAAATCTTCTGTACTTTCACCTTGAAGTTTTAGTATGTCTTTTTGTAGAGATAATCTTTCAAGCTGAATATCTAATAAATCATTATTATCTTTTAATAAACTTTTTTGATGTTCTAAGTCTTTATTTATAAATCCTAACGCCTCGCCAATAGCATCCCAATTAGAAACAATAAACCCTAAAGCAACTACAAATGCACCTATTCCTGTTGCAATAAGAGCAGAACGCATTGCAGCACCACCAACTTTCACTGCTTTAGTTAATTTAACAGCTTCTTTAACACCGCCTTCAAGTCCATCATTTAGATTTCTAACAGATTCTTCTGCTTTACCAAAACCTTTTTCAATGTCGCTTCCTGATTCCTTTACCTTACCACCAACCTTTTTAGCTTTCTTTTCTACATCATCAATAGCACGACCTAACTTCTTTATTTCTTCTGCACCTAGTTGAACCTCGCCATCTATGACCTTAATTCTAATAGTTGTTTCTACCATGCTTTCTTTCTTTTATATTGATTCCAACTACCTTTCCATGTGGTTTGTAGTTTATTAACGCCCTTAGCTATATCAATTTCTTTTGATACACCTCTTAATTTTCCTATCTCTAATGTCTTTATTATTAAATCAAACATACTATGTTATTATTGCTAAATATCCTGCAAATTCAGCTACTGCTTCTGTATTTGGTGTGTCTGATGTTGCTATCATTCTTATATCGTGATTTGGTGGAACTATTATAGGTGGATCTAATGGAATTTCAGTATAACCTATTGAACTAAATGATCTTTGTGTTCTCCATACCTTTCCGATTTTTCTAGTTTGAAAACTAAAAACTACGTTAGCAGAAATAGTACCAACTAAACCACCACTAAGTTGCGTTATAATATAATAATCTTGACTTGATAATGCAGTAACACATTTTCTGGATTGGTTTTCTCCTGCTGTGCCAAATACTGTTAAATGAGTACTTGTACCATTATCTTCTACTGTAATATCACCTACAAAATCAGTTCCACTATCATTATAAAGCCTATTAACTCTAGCTAAAGGTGTTGTTAATGGAACGTTAGTTGTTCCATTTAATGTTGCTGTTTGAATTACAAAAGTTAAATCAGTTCCTGATATTGTGTGACCTTCTATAACAATATCTTGTGTATCACCTCCAGAAGTACTAACTACTATATCAATATCATTTGCTGTTTTATAAGTTTCATTATCTCCTGTGTTCCATATAGTTTCAGAAACACCTGTGTCTAAATCTTTATTACCTCCAAATTTCAAAAGTCTTTTACCCTTTTGCCAAACACTTACATTATCTTCGTAAGTTTTAAAAATTTCGTTTTCTGCTGCTGATATATTATAAGATGGAACTACTGATTGAAAAGGTTCTGAACTGTTACCTGTTTCTCTTGTTTCATAATATCTATCTGTGCCATCGGCATCTTTTACTTTTATGCTCATTTTATTAAGATTTTGTTATTAAAATTGTATTTATTAATCCACTATTAGCAGGATCAGCAAAATTTAATGCTCCCTGTGGTATTGCGTTTTGTGTTATTGTAAATTTAGGATCGTTTACACCATCCGTTGCTTTTATTTGTGCTGTTCTTAATGCTCCTGTCGTGTTCGTTGCTAAATCAAATGTTATTGTATTTATAACACCTGTAACACTTCCTGTTATTGTTACCCATGATGTTCCATAACCAGTATCTACTAATGATAAAACTGCTGTTGCTAATCCTATATATCTTGAATCACTACTTACTGCATCACCTGTTAATGTTCTATTTGTTGGTGTCCACAAACTACTGTTTAATGAATCTGATGCTAATGGTGAGCTATAAATATCATTGATTAACTCTAACTTATCTTTTCTATTTACTATATTACTCTTTACTGTGTTTATTAAATAACGTTTGTCGTTTATTACTAGCCTATCATTTAACTTTAGTTTGTTTAATAACCAATTTGGTAGTATTGCTTCATAGTCATAAATTCTTCTTTTAATACTGAAAATATCACCTATGTAATCACTAAAACCCCAATTATAAATCGTATCTGTAAATACTTGACTTGTGAACTCGTTTATTTCTGCATTAAAATTGATATTAAAACTATCTGTATCATACTCTATACTATGAGAAGGCATTAATACATTGCCACTTAATTCTTCATAAGTAGCACCTTTAAAACCTAATGTGTTTCCTGATACTGAAACACTAGGTAAATACATTAAAAAAGGTTCTCCA